CCTGATCTTCGAGCGCTTCATCAACCCGTCACGTCGTGACTTGCCGGATATCGACCTCGACTTCATGTCTACCCGGCGCCAGGACGTTATCGGCCATCTTGTTGAAAAGTACGGACACAAGCGGGTCGCCGGCCTGTCGAACTATTCCATGCTCGGCTCTGCGTCCGGTCTGAAGGATGCAAGCCGCGTGTTCGCTCTGGATGCAGTCAACGCGTCCCGCTCCAAGCTGATCCCCAAAGTCCACGGTCAGCCAGTGGATCTTGAGACGGCGGAAAAGGACGTCGCTGAAATCTCGCAATTCGCCGACGACAATCCGGAAGTCTGGAAAGCCGCTGTCGCACTTCAAGGTGTGCTGCGCCTGTACGGTAAACACGCCTCCGGTATCATCGTGGCCGGTGACGATCTGGAGAACATGGCAGTTGTCGAACGCCGCTCTGGTGAAGGTGTGGTCAATTGGGACGGTCGCGCAGCGGAAGACATGGGGCTGGTCAAGCTCGATATCCTTGGCCTTTCGACCTTGGACACGATCAGCCGCACGATGGACTACATCAAGCAGCGCCACTCCAAGGTTCCGGATATCCTGGCAATTCCGCTCGATGACGAGCCGACGCTGAAAGCCTTCTCTGAAGGTGAGACCGTGGGTGTCTTCCAGTTCGAAGGTGGAGCCGCACGTCGCATCCTGAAAGACATGGCTGCAACCAAGCCTCTTGAGTTCGATGACATCATTGCCGCCAACGCTCTGAACCGTCCTGGCCCTATCGATGCTGGTCTGGTCGAAAAGTACACGATGGCCAAGAACGAACTCGAAGAGAACGAGTTGGCGCATCCGAACATGGAAGAAGCCTTGTCCCCTACCTACAACGTGATCGTCTATCAGGAGCAGGTCATGAAGGTGGCTGTGGACTTGTCCGGCTTCTCCCTCGCGGACGCTGACGGTCTGCGGAAAGCGATGGGTAAAAAGCTTCCTGAAGAAATGGCCAAGTACAAGTCAAAGTTTGTTGAAGGTGCCGTTTCACATTCTGGAATGGATCGCAAGAAAGCCGAAAACCTGTTCGAGCAGATCGAAGTCTTCGCCGGTTATGCGTTCAACAAGTCTCACGCGGCAGAGTATTCGCTGATTTCATATCAGTGCATGTGGCTGAAGGTCCACTATCCGGTGGAGTTCTTCGCGGCTGCATTCTCGACCGTGAAGGAAGACAAGCTCGGCACTCTTCTTGAGAACGCCATCGAGAACGGTATCCAAGTCCTGCCACCTGACATCAACGTCTCCGAACATGACTTTGTGATCCTGAACGATACCACGCTCGTAACACCGTTTAATCGCGTCAAGAGCGCGTCAGACCGCTCTGCAAGCGCAATCATGCAAGTTCGTGCATCCGGAAAAATCACCTCTCAGGAGGACTTGAGGAAGCGCCTCACGGACTTGAAGCTGGGACGCAACTGCAACCGGCGTGTGATCGAGAACTTGAACGCTGTCGGTGCCTTCGCGAATGTGGAACCAGGACAGAAACCGCCTCTCGATGAGAGCCGTATCAAGGACAAGCTGGTCCTGATGCCTGGTCTCGTCTCGCAGGTGCTCGTCGCCGATCGTCAGATCCCCAGGGACAAGTTCACGAACGCCGCTTTGAGGCGTATCATGAAAGAGGTCTATCAGGTCGACGAAGACGCCGTCCACGCGCTTCCAGCTATCGGTAAGAAGCCGAAGTTCATGGTGGTCGCCGACTGTCCGTCTTGGTCAGAAGAGGCTGCGAAGCGTTTCGCATCTGGCAAGTCATTCAACTTCATGTCTGAAGCGCTCGCCGAAGTGGATATGTCGAAAGCTGACGCCTACTGGACCGGACTGCTGAAGACACCGAAGGCGGACAAACTCATCACGCCAGAAGAGATCAAGCGCTATGGTCCCTTCCTGACGCGCGAGATCGAGCTTCTGAAGCCTCCGGTGATCCTGACACTTGGCTCGACGTCTGCAAGGTTCTTCCTGCCTGACCTGAAAGGTTCGGTTCTGGATAATGCCGGAAGTGTCCACTACCTGCCGAAGCTGGATACAACGCTCGTGATTGGGTTCAATCCATCCATGATCTTCCATGAGCCTTCGCGCAAGGATACCCTGATTGAAGTTCTCTTGACCGTGAGCGCATTAATCGAAGAAAAATAGTAAGTCATTGTTGACTTATATTCTGCGCGGTCGTATAACTAACTCTCAAACAAACGGAACACCCCATGTCATCAACAATCGTAAAAGTCGGGCGCTATGAAGTCGATACATTCGTCGATCTTGAAGCCTTCAAGAATGACGTCAAACTCGACGGCTCCGACCTCAACGACAACTTCCTGACCCAAGCAGGCATGATGTCCTATTACGGAGCGCTTGCAGCGCGAGCGGCAGGACAAGCAGGCCGGTTCAAGGTCTACCGTGATGCAGTGGAAGCCAAGATCGCAACGTCGCATCGCCAGGCAGCTGCTCAAACGGACGCAAAGATTACCGAAGCGATTATCGCCGAGCGGGTCAACAAAGACCCTCGCGTGGTGGAAATCCGCAATGCGTATGAACGCGCCAAGGAAGTCGAAGCTGAACTGAAAGCGATGGCAGAAGGTATCAGGCATCGGAAGGATATGATCGTTCAATTGGGCGTCTCCGAACGAGAAGACTCGAAGGGAGCTACCCGCATGAAATTGAGTAGCGGCACAGAGGACCGGGGTCAGCGCATCAAGAAGCGCTTGGCAACCAAGCTCGCTCAATAAAAGCCACTATTCTTAGTCATTCCTGACTTGTAAAGTTAGGAACCGGAGTACGCGCTGATCCGGCAGCACTCAACCGCCTACGCTTTCGAGCGGGGCAAGCAAATAAGCAAGATAAGCAAGAAAAGGAAAATCAGCTATGTCTTCACTCAAACAACGCATTGCAGCCAAACGGGAAAAGATTGCGGACAAGTCCGCAGGCTTTGTCAAACCCTACAAGTTCCAGAACGGAAAGACCTACTTCCGCCTGCTCCCAGGCAAGGTCGACCCAATGGAGTTTGAGGAAATCATCGGCATCCACTGGATCAAAGGTCCGGATGGCAAGGTGATTACCACCGTTGGTGACCGTGGCATCTGTTACGGTGAACCGTGCCCTGTCCGCGAAGCGATCTCCCAATACATGGAGATTTCTCGCAACAACGGGGACGACGACGCTGTGAAGCGTGCGAAAGACATGCTCGCGAAGGCGCGTCACTTCGCAAACATCGTTGTGGTCAAAGCGCCAGGTGAATTCCAGAAGGACAAGGCGGTTCTCGCTGAGTTCGCGGAAACAGCCTGGGATTCGTTGCTCTCCCAACTGGAAGAGCACATCGAAGACTTGGCCGACGATGTGGACCTGACCAAAGAAGGTCCGTTCGCCTTTGAAGATGGCCTTGTGTTCATGATCGAACGCTCCGGTTCTGGCCTCGACACGTCCTATACGGTCGGTATCAGTCCGAAGAAAGCCCCTCTCAAGCCCGCCATCATGGAAGACGCTATGGATCTGGCATCCTACAAGCGCGCTCAATTCACTGATGGGGTGAAAAAGGCGATGTCTGCACTCGCTGCGATGTCCGGTATCGACCCGGCAGAAATCGCGAAACGTCTCGCTGCTCCTGAGCAGAAGGCAATCACGAGTGCGACCACTTCCAAACCAGCCGACGAAGATTTCGACGATCTGGATATGGAAGAAGAGGAAGAAAAAGGAACAGCCGCCGAAGAGACGGCTGTCCTTGAAGAGGATGATATCCTCGCTGACCTCGACGGCCTCGACGACGACGACTTCTAGTCAGTCAACGAAAGCCAATCAGGAGACCGCTCAGTACCAGTGGGCGGTCTCCACTTTCCACTAGGACAAAACATGACCCAAGTCAAAAAGACTTTGATCGACGGCAACTCCATCGGTTATTCCGCGAGCCAAGCAGGTGTCGTGCTGAAGGCCGGCGATATGGAGACCCAAGGGGTTTTCCTGTCTTTGAAAGTCATTCGTGACATTGTATCTCGCAATGCAGGCGGACAATTTCTCGTCCTCTGGGACGGACGTTCTTGGCGCAAGTCGGAGTTCTCTGAGTACAAGGCTCAACGTGGAGCGACAGCAAAAGACCGGCAGATGCGGTCCAGCTATAAAACGCAATCCCCGTACCTCCGTCGTGCACTCGGCGCGCTCGGTATCTCGCAAGCAATCGCCTCCAACATGGAAGCGGACGACCTCGCGGCGAAGATAACCGAGCGCGCATCTGCCAAGGACAACACCAAAATCTGGCTCGTGACACGCGACCGTGACTGGCAACAGCTGGTCCGCGACAACGTGGTGTGGCTCGATCACCGTGACCAGTCGCGCGTGTCGGCTAAGAATTTCGCAGAGAAGACTGGCTATGCAGATCGCTTCCAATTCTCCCAGGCGAAAGCACTCCAAGGCGACGCATCAGACAACATTCCCGGTGTCGGTCAGATTGGTGAAGGTCGCGCCAAGATACTGCTGTCTACATGGGGAAGTGTCGATGCCTTCCTGAAAGACCCGGAGCCTGAGAAAACACTCGGTAAGAAACTGCCGAAGTATTTCGCAGACTTCCGCACACTGCCTGAGCGCCAAGAAGCCTATCAGCGCAACCTGCGCCTGATGGACCTCACCAATCCGCGCGCTCTCCCCAAAACCGTGAACCTTCGGTCGGTGAAGGGCAAGTACGACGAAGACGCCTTCAAGGACGTCTGCGCTGAGCTTGGCTTCCACTCATACCTCAAAGACCTCGAACGGTTCACTGCCCCCTTCCGCATGTCTGAATAAACCGGAGCATAATATGCCTTCTCTCGCTGACGCCCTGTCCAAACAGGGCTTCGTTAATGCTGAAAACTCTGCACCGTCCCTATGGCTCGACACCGGATACCCGGTCTTGAACAAGCGCATTTCGGGAAGCTACTTCAAAGGCTTCCCAATGGGACGAATGGTCGAAATCTTCGGACCACCATCGGCAGGCAAGACAGCTATCGCACAATCCGCCATGAAAGCAGCGCAAGACGCTGGCGGTGTGGCGATCTTCTTCGACCACGAAACCTCGTTCGACCTTCGCCTTGCGGAAAAGCTCGGTCTCGACCCTGACCCGAACAAGTTCATCTACCTTCAGCCGGATACGTTCGAAGAGTCGATGGACAGCTTCATCAAGATTGTCGGCACGATTCGTGAAGGCAATTTCGGTATCGACAAGGATGCGCCGATCGTCGTGATCTGGGACTCGCTCGCAGCCATGATTCCACAATCCAAGTGGGACAAGGATGCAAGCGACTTCAACATGAACGACAACACGGCACTTGCTCGTGCAACCGCAGCTGCGTTCCCTACCCTCTCCAAGCGCATCACCAAATGGAATGTGTGTGGGATCTTCCTGAACCAGGCACGTACCAAGATCGGCGTGATGTTTGGTGACCCGACCTCCACACCAGGCGGCTCGTCTATGGAGTTCTACGCTTCGGTTCGCCTGAAGCTCGGCGGTGGTAAGCTGAAGGACGGCGCCGGTAAGACGATCGGCTGTGAAACCGTCAAGAACAAAATCTACCGCCCCTTCCAGAAGTGTAAGTGGGACTTCGTCTTCCAAGACGACGGTACAGGCAAGTTCGATGTCGTTGGCGGTGTGATCGACGAACTGAAGGAACTGAAACTGCTGCCAGTCTCTGGTGCCTACATCGAGTGGGACGGCAAGAAATACTACAAAGCCGGACTGACCAAGCTGATTGAGAGTGACCCAGCACAGAAACAGAAGCTGTTCGACATGCTGCCGGACAACCTTCCAGCACCACAGGTGACCATCGAAGAGGAAGACGATTAGTGTCTGGCGTTCGGTTCATTGACGAAGGCGAGGTGGATGCTATCCACCTCGTTCTCGTTCGCCACCGGAATGTAGAATCGGCCTCTACCTACCGGATGCCCGCGTCTTCTATGGTTGCCCTTTTGTCTCACTATGAAGACTACATAAAAGGTAACGCGTCGGACGTATTTGCCACTGTTTGTGAACATTCGGTTGTGCTATTTGATTTGTCATCAATAGCTTCAATCGAAGCGCGCGCATCAAACCCAAACGATCTTTACAAGGCAATAACATGACGGCTGTCCGGACATTCCTGAACAACATACGTGGGACCGATGGTGTTCCACGTATTTCCAAAGCAGCAGCAGAGCGCGGAGAGTCGATATGCGGCTTCTGTTGCGCAAAGGATTTCTGCGCTATCGCTGTAGATGAGGGACTTCAGGAATGTCCGGAAGCGGTCTTGCCGATCAAGTTCAACACGATGAAGGGAACCGAAGACAGGTTCTCTACCATCCGGTTCGGCAAGAGCTTTTCAGACCGCCTGCGTCCTGGTTCGATTATAGGCTTGTTCAACACGGAAACCGGAAGTGTCGAAGGGTTCGCAGAGGTCGAAGAGGCAATCTGTCTCGACCGGGAAGATGCGCTGACACGCGGCGCTGAGAACAACCACACCAACGACCCAACCAAACCGGTCGAAGATCGCCGACACAAGCTGTGGCGCACCGTCCGAAACTCTTATGGCTCATACACAACGCGTGATGATGCCTTGTTCACACATATCGAATGCAGGAGGCTAACTGATGAAGAGCTTAAAAGGTTCGAAGAAACTTGGCCGGTGGATTTCATCGCCGAAGGTTAAGATACTGGAGCGCGTCAACCAGGGGCGAACGCGCGACGCCTTGATTTTCATGAAGCTGTTGGGGAGCGGAGCAACTGTTGCTTTGCTCCCTTTGCGTCACAAGGCAGGAGATTCAGGCCGTGCGAAGTCTCGCACTGAAGCCAGGCGTACCGGTATCGAATCCTACCCTATCGGTGCTGACCTGCTCTTGAAATGCCGCGCGTACAATCCAAGCCACATCATCGTGTTCCTGATCGATCATGATGACTACTACGTGTCAAAGTACGAAGACTGGCAAGACCCTACCAAGCGCCGACGTCTCTGCTCACGCGGTTCATCTGCCGACAAGATTCTGCTTCCCACTCAGTACATGTTGCACGTTCCCGCTCATAAGGTGTTGTAATCGTCACATGACTTCGATATAAAGTCATTGTTGATAAAGAACACACACAAGAGGACTAGGACATGAAAAACCATCACGTAACAGACCGCGCTTTGGTAGAGATCGACGGCAACTCGGCAATCGTGAACAACGATCACCATATCACTCTGCAAGACGCCGCGCTTCGCAGCTATGTGTTTTCGCTGATTGACCAGGCGATGGACCGTCGCGATGCAGAAACCGTCCTGATGCCTGAAGACATCCCGCACGTTCTCGAACGCTTTGAGAATGAAGGTCTTGCTGGCGTTCTGGAAGAGCTAGACCTGCCACCTCCTGGCACCAAGACGTTCGCGATGGACGTCCCGATCTTCGCAACCATCCGGATCAATGCCGCGTCGCAAGAGGAAGCAATCGAGAAGGCGAAAGAACTTGTGCAGATCGAAATCGGCGTTGAGGAAACAACCGACGACGTCAAAAAGGTTGGCGAGCTTTCACCGGTTGCGACGACAGCCGCTGATATGATCGAGCGTCTGCGCAATGGCGACCTGTCCATCTGGGAAGAATAGCCATGAGCAGCGATATGAACAAAAGCCGCCTGTTCAGCAAACAGCTGACACAACTGGATGACGAGCATCTAGGGCGCGTCGTTCGTGCAGGGTTCAGCGGTCTCAATGACGGTATCCGCCTGACAACGATCGCGGCTCAACTGCTCATATCCGAAACGGAGAGCATGAACGGCGACCGGGCCACTTTCACGATCAACCGGTACACGCGTATCGGGGTCGAACTTGGTGACTGGCAGGTGAAAGTCATTCGTCTCAACAAGCGCCGGAAGTTCTTCCGGTTCATGGGCAAGATCAAGGAATGGTTCTGCGATCTTGGCGCTCGGAAAGTCCCAATGACGGACATCTTCGATCCCAATACCAAAATCTCGTCGTTGACTATAATCGACAACGACCCCTTCAGGAAAGGAAACAAAGATGCGTAAACCTTACGGTCTTGTCGCCGACGTACACTGTCATGCCTGGTCCGCGTTCTCTCGCATAGAAGAGGACGGCGTGAACTCGCGCCTTCGCATCATCTTGGACGAGCTTCTGCGCGTCGGCGAGGAAGTTCTGGAGCTTGGAGGCAACAAGCTGGTCATCGCTGGTGACCTCTTCCATGTGCGGGGATCTGTGAAGCCTTCGGTGATGAACCCAACCGCAGAGACGTTCCAGCGTCTCGACGAAATGGGGATCATCGTCGAAGCGATTGCAGGCAACCACGATCTGGAAGGCTCTGACGCGACCGCTCTCGGTAACGCGATGCAGACGCTTGGCTCTATCGAGAACTTCAATCCGATCACCTCCCCCAAGGTGGACGACGACTGCGTCTACTTCCCTTGGTATGCCAATCTGGACGACCTGCGCGACGCGATGATGAGTATCGCGCCGGAACTGCGCGCCGAGCGTGATGCAATCATCCATGCGCCGCTCAATGGTGTCATCAAAGGTCTGCCGGATATCGGTCTGACACCGGAAGAACTTTCCGCGATGGGATACCGTCGCGTGTTCGTTGGCCACTTCCACAATCATGTGGAGTTTGAACATGGCAAGGTCTACTCGATCGGCGCGACCACGCACCAGACATGGAGCGACCCAGGTTCACTTGCAGGCTTCATGATCGTCCATCCTGACCATGTGGAACAACACCCGTCACACGCGCCCAGCTTTATTGACCTAAAGCGGCCTGAAGACATCGACGTGCTGAACGTCAAAGGCAACTATGTCCGGCTCAAGCTGACCGATGTGACAGAGGCCGAAATCAAGGACTTCCGCAAAGAGCTTGAAGACATGGGCGCGCTCGGTGTCTCGATCAACGCCACACGTCGGACTGAGGCAAACCGGACAGCATCCATATCGGCCGGCGCCACGCTCGAAGTGTCCGTCGCCGAGTTCATCGACAAGCAGGTTGACGAGGACTTTCGGGAAGACGTCCAGAAGCTCGCAGCCTCGATCATGATGGAGGCTCGCAGCAAATGAGTCGGCAAGCTCTCACCTATGAAGACCTGTTACGGGACAAGCCGGACTCGTTCTGTATCGCTGACGTGGACACTCCCAACGACATTCGCCTTTGGTGCGACCAGCTTGAATACAAAGACGGCTATATCGTCTTCACCGTCATAAACGGTGCCTGGCATGGCAAATTGTATCCGGACGGCACGATACTCGTCCCATTCACCGGCGACCGAAAAGTCGTTGTGTACCCATACGAGAATAGGAACTAGCGACCGTTTGCCACTCGCAAACCATCGCGAACATGATACAAAGTCATAAATGACAATAGGAGCGCTTTGTGAAGATCACCCGCGTTACAATACAGAATTTCCTCGGTCTCGGAGAGGCCGAACTTGAACTCGACGATCGCGGCCTGGTGCTTGTCGAAGGCGACAACAAAGACGACACGTCTCAGAACAGCAATGGCTCTGGTAAGTCATCGCTGATCGATACGGTCATGTGGTGCCTTTACGGTAAGACTGCGCGCGGCCTCACCGGTGATGAAGTCATCAACGAGAAAGCCGGTAAGGAATGCATCGTCACAGTCACCGCAACCGATGGCTCTGACGACATCGTGGTCACGCGCTGGCGGAGCGCGAAAGGTTTCCACAAGAAACACGGCGTCTCGCTTTCGGTGAACGGTACAGACATGACCGGTGGCACCGACGCGCTCACACAGACGGCAATCAATGAAGCGGTTGGGTGTAGCGAAGACGTGTTCAAAGCTGCGGTCTATTCGGCTCAGGAAGAAATGGTCGACATCCCCATGATGACCGACCGGGAACTCAAGAGCTTGATCGAGAACGCGGCCAATATCGACTTGATCGAGACAGCCTACACGATCGCCAAAGAGCGCGCTCGCGACGAGCAGAACGCTGCCGAGCGTCTGAATGATGCTGCGGAAGCTGCCGAGCGCGAAGTCGCCAGGCAGGAAGAGGAATTGAAACTTGCCGAGCGTGACGTGGTCGCGTGGGAAGAACTACGCAGCCAGCGCATTGAAGCGGAGAAGACCAAAGGCAAAACCATTGTCGCAGAAGCGCGCAAGGTTGCCGAAGACATCAAGGAACGAACGGCCAAGCACGCAACGATTGAAGCCAAGCTGAAAGCGACCGATGCCGAGATCAACATGATCGAAGGCAAGATCGAAGAACTGGACAACCGGCTCGATGCAATGGCCCCTGCTCGCAGCGAAGCGGACAGTGCGAAGGAAAGTCTCGACAAGGCAAAGAACAAGCTCGCAGTTCTCGACAGCGAACTGAAGCGCGCCACCAGCGAACTCGACACAGCAACAAAACGCGCCGAATCTGCGGAAGGTCGCGTCGGTGAGCCATGTGATGAATGTGGCCGTCCTCTCGGAGAAGACGAACTCTGCCAGGTCATCGAGAACGCCAAGAACGCGGTGAAGTCGGCGCAGGATCGTATCGACGCAGTGCAAGGCCGTATCAAGGTCGGAAACGGCGTTGTGGCGAAGCTTCAGAAGACCTACGACACCGCTCTTTCCAATGTCCCAGACACGAGCGCGATCCTTGCTGAAAAGCAGGAGCATCGTAACGCTCTGAAAGACCTGTATAAACGCTCTGAGAAGCTCACTGACGCGCTTAATTCAATCTCCGGACTGTCTGACGGTCTAAACGAATTGAAGCGCTCAGCGAGCGCTGTGAAAGAGCGGATCAAAGAGATCGAGGCTGAGGACAATCCTCACACCGCCAGGGTCAAGCGTCGCGAAGAACAGATCCAAGAAGCGGCGCAAGCTCACCTCAAAGCGCTTGACGAATACGACGCTCAGTCAACCAAGGCGATGCTCGCATCGAAGACCGCTACCGAAGTGTTCGGCCCTCGCGGTGTGCGCGCTCATATCCTCGACACGGTGACGCCATACCTCAATGACCGGACGTCGCACTATATCTCTGCCCTATCGGACGGAAACATTGAGGCGGTCTGGTCAACGCTGACCGAAAGCAAGACCGGCGAACTGAAAGAGAAGTTCTCGATCACGGTCACCAAGTACGGCACCGGTTCATTCAAGCGGCTGTCTGGTGGTGAGAAGCGCAAGGTGCGCCTTGCAACCATGCTCGCCCTGCAAGACCTCGTGGCGTCACGCGCAACCAAGCCGATCGACCTTTGGGTCGGAGACGAGATTGACGAAGCGCTGGATACGGCAGGTCTCGAACGTCTCATGGGGCTTCTGGAAATGAAAGCACGGGATCGCGGAACGGTGCTGATCGTGTCGCACAACGATCTCAAATTGTGGGTTCGCGATGTTGTAACAGTCACGATGGAAAACCAGATGGCTTCTGTGCAGGGGGTGATATGCCCGTAGACCTCACAGGACAACGCTTTGGCAGTTTAACTGTTATCGGGTTCGAGTGTCGGTCGAAAAACGGCACTTGGAAGTATCGGTGCAGGTGCGACTGTGGCGAAGAAACAGTAAAATTCTCAACGGTACTTCGCGGCGGAAGAAACCTTCGTTGCCGGTCCTGCTTCGGGGAATCTGTAGCTGAACAGCGCACCACGCACGGGATGACCCTTACACCGGAGTATCGGACATGGAAGTCTATGATAGCCAGGTGCGGAAACGAGAAAGCCACCGATTATCACCTCTATGGCGGTCGCGGAATACAGGTCTGCGAGAGGTGGCTCTGTTTCGAGAACTTCTATGAAGACATGGGGCCTCGACCGAAAGGCAGGACGCTGGACCGGATCAATGGGGACCGTGGATACAACAAGAGCAATTGTCGATGGGCGACCGCAAAGGAACAGGCGCAGAATAGGAGGCCGATATGTCCAACAGCATAAGAAACAAGAAAATCTGCTTCACCGGCAAGCTGGACGACTTCACGCGCGCCGATCTGGAACATATGGCGAAAGAGTACGGTTTCGTATTCCAGCCATCAGTGAACCGCCAAACCGATATCTTGGTGATGGGTGAAGCTCCAGGCAAAACCAAAGTCGATAAGGCTCACAAACTCGGTGTCCGTATCTGGCAAGCCGACGACTTCCTGATGATGCTCTCCCAGGACGAGAATGACGGCATCATGACGGTGCCGCTCGAACTGTCTCCAGAAGAACAGAAGAAGCGCGCCGCACACTACGAAGAAGATGATATGGCAGGAATGTTCTAATGTCAGAACCTTTCAAGACCCCGGTTAATCCGGAAGACGGCGAAGTTGTAAACGGTTTCGAATATGCCGATCGCATCGTTGAACTCAGTGAACTGATCCGGACGGGGAAGCAGTATGATGCTGACATGTTCGGTAAGGCGTACATGGTGGAGACGGCTGATACCGAAGAGATCAACACGACGCTGCGCGCCGACATCAATCCAGGCGAAATCTACGAACCTCGCAGGCTCTTGCTACATCCGACTTCCGGCGACGTGATCTTCATGTTCAGTCTGATTGACCCATCGAAGAATGAAACCGAGCAGGATCACCAAACGCAGATGGGTTTCTACTGGTCAGACATGGCGGACATGCTGCCAACGTTCCATGCGGAGATAGCTAGCAAGGTTCCTCACCTGGCAAAGCTGGTGAAGAAAAACATGCAAGTGATCGGGAGTCGTCGGAAGATTATTGAAGCGATTAATCGCGGCCTGGTTCAACGCTCGATGAAGTGGGAGCTGGAACGTGAAGAACGCCTCGCAAAGCTACGCGCCGACTTCTACACCAAGTCTGACGATACGGGGATGTTCTGATGTGGGAGATCGACACAGAAACGCCGATGACGTTCAACCAGCGCCGAGAATTGACCTTGAAGGTCTTGGATGAATATGGCGCTTCCTCACAGACAACCGACATAACACAATTGTTCGAAAAGACGATTGAGGCGATTAGTCAAATCCCGTTGCTGGATGATAAGCCAGGCGGAACACCGGTTGAGCCTCCCCTGCCCGACGATCCGATGGCGGGGATATTCTAATGGCTGTCCCTCCGAAGGAAATTCTGGACCTTCTGCCACCGCCCGATCCTGAGCAATTCCGGATCATGTTCAACACTCTTCTATCGCCAGCGGTCATGCGACCGGAAAACAGCCATCTATTAAACGTTGACACGGTAGTCATAAATGACTTACAACGAGACAAGAACGAACGACAGAAACTTAAAGAGAGACGCAAGTTCTATGACGGGCATGAGGACACCGGGAAGTTCTAGTTGGTCAGTCGAAGACGACGAGTTTCTACGCCATCTCGCCGAAGACGATCCGGACTTCTTGGAAAAGGTACTCGCTTATACCGGCGCGACGTCTCCTGAATTGAGAGCAGCGCTGGACCAAATGAGACAAGCAGCTTTCCCGCCTCGTCCAATCCCCGTCACAGCAGAAGAGAAGCGCCGCGCAAAACAAGACATACAGAGAGAGCGAGCCGACTTCTACTCCCATACAGATACTGGAATATTCTAATGAAACTTATAGTGGCCGGCATCGATCCGGCATTGCGCAATTTTGGACTCGCCAAGGCAACCTACGACACCGAGACAGGAGAGTTGACGCCAATCGCTCTCAAGCTGATCGAGACTGACAAGGACAAAGGCAAGCAGGTCCGCAAGAACTCTGACGACCTCCGGCGTGCGACCGAGCATTGCAAGGCGATCCACGAATGGATCAGCGACTGCAATATGGTCATGGTTGAGATCCCCGTTGGCTCGCAGTCCGCTCGCGCCTGTGTCTCCTATGGGATGTGTATCGGTATCCTGTCATCGATCGGCGTCAGCGAATACAAAGGGCGCCTGATCCAAGTCCAACCCGGCGAAGTCAAGATGGCAGCTTGTGACACCAAGCACGCCTCCAAAGATGAAATGATCGAGTGGGCAACCGAGAAGTATCCGGACCTGCCCTGGCTAAAAGGTCGCGGCGGTCCAGGCAAGAAGAACGAACACTTGGCTGATGCTGTCGCCGCGATCCACGCCGGTATCGAAACCGACGAGTTCCGCAATCTTATTGCAGCACTCGCCAGTTTCTAAAATTTCAAGTCGTGAATTTGGAAGTCATCTTTGATATACTTCTAGGTTCCCGAAATATCCCCATCCTGTAGGAAACACTATGATCGATAAATTCGAAGGCCGCTGTGCTGTGCATGACGTCAAGGGCAATCACGATACTTACACTATCGATATTGACCATTCCCGCGACGACAATCTCACAGCATTCGGCAAAGCTACCCTCTCCGACCGCTACCTGTTGCCTGGCGAGACGTTCCAAACGCTCTTCGCCCGCGTTGCCTGCGCTTATGCGCGCGACGAGGCTCACGCTCAGCGGCTCTATGACTACATGTCGAACCTCTGGTTCATGCCAGCCACTCCGGTTCTGTCCAATGGTGGCACCGATCGCGGTATGCCTATCTCCTGCTTCCTGAACTCGGTCGAAGACAGTCTGGAAGGCATCAACGACACTTGGAACGAAAACATGTGGCTCGCTGCTCGCGGTGGCGGTATCGGAACCTATTGGGGCAACGTCCGCTCTATCGGTGAGACGATTGGAGAAGTCGGCCAGTCGTCCGGTGTGATCCCCTTCATCAAGGTACAGGACTCCATGACCCTTGGTATCAGCCAGGGATCGCTACGTCGCGGCTCTGCGGCTGTCTATCTGGACGTGGACCACCCGGAGATCGAGGAGTTCGTTGACCTGCGCCGTCCTACAGGTGACGCAAACCGGCGCTCGCTCAACATCCATCATGGCGTCAATATCACAGACGACTTCATGTACGCCGTGAAGGCGGGCGATGATTGGGATCTGAAATCCCCAAAGAGCGGTGAAGTGGTCCGCACGGTCAAAGCGCGCGATCTGTGGCAGAAAATCCTCCAGACACGCCTGGAGACCGGTGAGCCATACATGCTGTTTATCGACACCGTGAACAATATGCGCCCTCAGCATCACCAGAAGCTCGGCCTCAAGGTCAAGCAATCCAACCTCTGCTCTGAGATCACCCTTCCAACCGGTATCGATCACCTTGGCAACGACCGCACTGCGGTATGCTGCCTGTCGTCTCTGAACGCCGAGAAGTATCTTGAATGGAAAGGGCACCGCCAGTTCCTCAAAGACGTGATGCTCTTCGCCGACAACGTGCTGGAAAACTTCATCCAGAAAACCGATGGTGTCCGTGGTTTCGCTCGTGCGCGTTACTCGGCCATGCGTGAGCGCTCCATCGGTATCGGCGTGATGGGTTTCCACAGCTTCCTGCAAAGCATGAACGTCGCCTTTGAAGGTCCGATTGCGCAGTCGTGGAATAGGCAAATTTTCCACTGGTTGATGCAAGTTAGCGACGAGTTGAATCAGGAAGTTGCACAGGAGCTTGGGCCGTGCCCTGACAGTCACGACGCCTGGATGATGGACGAGAATATTCCCTTGGTACGTTGGTCTAACAAATTCGCTATCGCGCCGACTGCGTCGATCTCCATCATCTGCGGTGGCACGTCTGCCTGCATCGAACCTATCCCCACTAATATTTATACACAGAAGACGCTCTCCGGCTCGTTTACTGTAAAGAATAAGTATTTGGAGAAACGGCTGTTCGAAATTGCAGTCGAACTGTTCCCAGGTGATGACGAGACGATGCTTGAATGGGTAAACGACCAGTGGTCAGCCATCCTCGCCGATAACGGGTCGGTGGCTGGTCTCTCCTATTTGTCGGACCACGAAAAGGAAATCTACAAGACAGCATTTGAAATTGACCAGCGTTGGCTGATTGCTCACGCTGCGAACCGGGCTTTCTGCGTAGACCAGGCGGTGTCGAACAACCTCTACCTACCTGGCGATGTAGACCTTTGGGATCTTCACAACCTGCACTTCCAAGCTTGGGAGAAGGGAGTGAAGTCTCTGTACTACTGCCGGTCCCGTTCAGTGCAACGCGCTGACCGTGTGACCCATGTTGCCGGTGAAATGCCTCAACCTGAACAAGCTGCCAAGGAAGTCGACTACGACGAGTGCCTTTCCTGTCAGTAAATTTCGCCACTAGGATTTAATTCCTAGTTGTGTCATATCCTATGTTCTGCTTATGTTCTTAACATAGGTTCACCCATGACTTGGTGACGGGCGCTCGGCGTCCGTCACTCTTTTTTCTCGCCGCATCATTAGGAGATATACATGTCCGGTCTCACGACCCCATCAGCGGGCTTTAAGCCATTCCGCTACCCAAAGGCTTACGATTTCTGGAAACGCCAACAGCAAACACACTGGCTTCAGGATGAAGTGCCTATGGCCGGCGACATTCTGGACTTCCAGCAGAAACTGCCTGCCCATGAAGTGAACCTGCTCACGCAAATCTTTCGCTTCTTCACCCAAGCCGACATTGAGGTGAACGACTGCTATCACAAGCACTATATGAAAATTTTCCAGCCGACTGAAATCATCATGATGCTGACGGCTTTCGCAAACATGGAAACGATACACATTGCCGCATATTCGCACCTTCTGGAGTCAGTCGGAATGCCGGAAACCGAATACTCGGCTTTCCTCGAATACGGCGAAATGAAAGACAAGTCGGACTATCTGAAAAAGTTCAACACAGACACGCCATTCGACATCGCGCTCACGATGGCAGCGTTCGGAGCCTTTACAGAAGGGTTACAACTTTTCGCCAGTTTCGCAATTCTTCTTAACTTCCCCCGGAAGAACAAGATGAAAGGTATGGGCCAGATCGTAACGTGGTCTGTGCGTGACGAGAGCCTGCACTGTGAAGGCATCATGTGGTTGTTCCACCAATGGCTCGCAGAACACCCGGAGATCAATCGTCAGCGGCTTTCTGTTGAGCTTGCTGCGATTTGTCGGGAAGTGGTCGAGCATGAAGACCGGTTTATCGACCTGGCTTTCGAAATGGGAGACGTGGACGGCCTGACCGCCAATGAAGTCAAACGTTACATCCGTTATATTGCGAACATGCGTATGCGTCAGCTCGGCTTCGGTAACCTTTTCGAAGGCTTGGAACGAAATCCGCTCCCTTGGCTCGAAGAGATTCTGAACGGTGTCGAACACGCCAACTTCTTCGAACAACGTGCGACAGAATATACACGTTCTGGCGCGAAAGGGTCTTGGCCTAACGTTTGGTCAAGGGTCGACAACCGGGTATAAAATTCGCCTATCAATTTTGTGTAGCGAACCCATGCAACCAATGTTGACGAGACAATTCATCGTGTTTATAACTTTGAATTGTCAGTCATCCATTACTTTATAAAACGGAAGAGAGAATTAATATGAATGAACGTCTCGTTACCGAGCCGGGCGTACATCTCGTTGGGATGTCGAAGGTAGACCCGGAAGGTTTTGCAGGTTGGCTTCAAGGTGCTGATCTTGTGGAAGTGGCAGAGAACAACGACACTCCGTTGGGGAAGATCACCGAGGCTGTTGCGGATGACAAGTTTACCGCGACAGAGCTAATACCGGAATTGGCAGGCCGGTTCTGTTATCGCTCGTGGGAGAAAGGGCGTGACAGCGAAAGCTACATCGAAAACATTCTTGAGGCAGGACACGGTTCGATCCTTGAGCATGTCCACTTCAACTTCGCCATTGATGGTGTGTCACGCGCACTGACCCATGAACTGGTCCGTCACCGGCAGGGTGTTGGTATCAGCCAGGAATCGCAACGCTTTGTGGATGCTGAAAGCACCCGGTTCGTTGTTCCTCCGATCCTGCTGGCTCTTTGGGGTACAACCGACTGCGCCGAAGCTGAAGACTGGATGGCTGACAAGCAGCGCTGTGTTGAGGCGTACCTGACTCAGCAGGAATACATCCGCATGGGTCTGGAAGCGAAAGGTGTCAAAGGCTTCAAAGCTCGCAAGATGGCCAATGAAGCTGCTCGTGCGGAACTGCCGAACGCTGCGGAAACCCGCATCTTCTGGACGGTCAATGTTCGCAGCTTGCGGCACATCCTGGCGGTTCGCGGTGCTGGCGCCGCAGACATGGAAATCCGTCGCCTGGCTCTCGCCCTACTCCGTGCTGTTCATGACGCGACGCCAATCCTGTTCAAGGATTTCAGCATCGACATGAGCGAGGATTCGCACGGCGTTCCTTCAACTCTCACTGACTTCCCGAAGGTTTGATACACTTATGCAAACGATCCAACTCGCAGAAAAGAAAATGGTTGCACCGGGCGTGCAAATTCAAGTCACCGACAGCCGCATCTATCATGACGATGGCAGTCTCAACCAGCTGATCCTCGGAACACCGGGGTCAGCAGGTTATGACCTGACAGCGTGGCCGGAAGAGCCGGTGACGCTGAAGCCAGGCGCGAAGTCGGTAATGATACCGCTCGGTATCCGCCTGTTCATCCAGTACACCACCCTTGCAGGTATGGTGTACCCGCGTTCCGGTCTCGGCCACAAGAAAGGTCTGGTTCTCGGCAACACGGTCGGTGTGATCGACAGCGACTATCAAGGCGACATGTTCGTCTCGGCGTACAATCGCGGTGAGGAAGACATTGTGGTCAATCCAGGCGACCGGATCGCCCAGCTTGTCTTCACGCAAGTCTGCCATCCGCCGTTCACGCTGGTTCGTGAGTTCGAGGCAGAGACTGTCCGGGGAACCGGTGGTTTCGGTAGCACAGGTGTTGCCAGCTGATGTCGCTCGACAAGTACCTTCCCAAGGCTGACCATTACACCCGTACTGGCGGTCTTGGGATCGGTCTTGCTGGCGCGCACCGTACCGGCAAGACAACCACCGCCCAGATGCTCGGCGAGCTTAACAACTTCCCGGTTCTGACCAATGTCGGCTCTGACCTCGCAGCCCAGATGGGTATCGACATGTCCAAGCCAATGACACTCTCGCAAAGGCTCGATTATCAAGAGGCTCGCCTGGACGTTACGGAAGAAGCCTACCAGGGAGTAAAAGGCGAGCTTTTCGTGGCTGACCGGACACCGCTGGATCTGGCAGCATATCTTGTTGCCGAAACGCCGAACGCCCTAGACCAGGAAACCATCGACCGGATTGAAGCCTATATCCAACGCTGTATCGATATGGCGAACAAGTATTTCGGCTTCTTCGCATTCTTTCGGCCTACCCTGCCCTATGTCAGCGCGCCAGGTAAACCTCCGGCGAATACAGCCTACCAACAGCTGATTTCCATTCTGATTTCCGGCCTGCTTGTGGACTCACGGGTACGGCGCAACTTCATCGCTATCCCTCTTCAGATGAATAACCGGGAAGATCGCGTGAACATGATCGCCGACTATGCGAACGAATATCTGGACGAAGTGAAGTCACATTTCCAGTCTTTTCCCACTTGCTAAATGTAAGTCATTGATGATAAGAATGTGACTTACCAAAGACACATTAGAGAGAGGACATGAACAATGGCTAAAATGTCACAAGCGACACGCGATGCGATTGTGGATCAGGTTGTAGACCACACGTTCGCCGCACGAGAAAAGGCGAAGGACGAGGCGGGGCGAGCGCTGATCCAGGCGCTCTACAAAGAGGCTTACTCGAAGAAAGAGCGCGACCTGATCGCCAGCCTCAGCTCGGCTTATGTTGAAGAGATTCATACTGTCAAAATCAACTATGAGGGCGAAACTGCCTCGAACTCGGTCATCTATATCGAAACCACCGAACCGATAAAGCTCCCTCGCGGACACGGCTCAACGATCAAATACCTGTTTGATGGAGAATCCAAAGGCCGCAAGCGTCTTCTCGAATGGCTGGACGCGGTCAACAAGCTAGCGGCTGACAAGCGCGCACTGCGCAAGGAAGCACGGGCGATCGTCAACTCCTGTAATACCGACAAGCGGTTGCTGGAAGTCTGGCCAGACGTCGCAACGATGGTTGACCCTATCCTGCTCGGTATGGCGCCCAAAGAGTACCTGCCTGCGGTGGATGTCAGCGTCATCAACGCCAAGATCCAACAGGAACTGGAAAAGGCCAATGCTGGATGAAGCGGAAGTGGGGGCGGATAGCCACCTCTCCATCCGCAAGGAAGTCGAGCGCAAGTACCTGAAGGTACTTGCCGACCGTCTCGCAGAACACGAACGCGGGGAGCTTTCTCTGAAGGCTCTCCAAACCTGCTTCTACTCCGTCAGGGACACCGTGTCCGGTATCGTAGAGCCAGATGATTTCTTCGAGGTCTGTGACGACTTCGAGCAATACTTTAAGGAACACAGGGAATGAGCGACACAATTATCATCGGCGGTTTGGATTTGGAGACCACCGGTCTGCTCAAGCCAGAACACCGGATTATCGAGGTCTGCGTCAAGCAATACGAAATGCATCGGCAAACCGGTGAGGCTAAACTGCTTCAGGAACTGACCCAGCGGATCGACCCTCAGCGCTCTATCGACAAGAAGGCGTTCGAGGTTCACAAGATCAGCGAGGCGGACCTTGTTGGTAAGCCAACCTTCGAACAGGTCGCCCCTTCTATCTCCCGCATTCTAGACCGGTGTGAAGTCGTGGTGGCTCATAACGGCCTGGAGTTCGATTTCCTGTTCTTGATCCAAGAGTTCGAGCGTGTGGGAGAAGAGCTTCCGGACTTCGAGCCTTTCGATACGATGATGAGCGGCTGTTGGGCGACCGCGTTCGGCGAGGTTCCTTCCCTCAAGAAACTCTGCTTCGCCTGCGATGTCGAGTATGATGCAGATGACGCTCACGCCGCTGATTATGACGTGGACAAGATGATGGAGAGTTTCTTCTTCGGCGTTGGTGCCGGCCGCTTCAAGCTGGACAATCCAAATGGCTAATACCAGTCTCACCCAGGTCACCAGGTTCAGTGAAACTCTGGCGGCAAGCGTTCAAACAGAACTGAGGCAGCGCGGCTGGGGAGATTTGGTACGGCGCAAGGATCACCCTGAACCAAATCAGGTGATCCATTACTCGATCTATCTGAAGCCTGCTACCGACACTGTAACGACCCGTGTGTCTATAGGTGTTGAAGCAAACCGGCGACGCAGCTTCACCTTCAGTATCCCGCGTCAGTTTGTTGACGATCAGGATTACATAGAAACTGTCTGGAAGGATCAAATAGAGAAGTTCGACGATCTTGAGCCTTTCGTGGAAACCTTCATCCGGTATCTGGAGACACGCGGTACAAACCCAAATGCCTATTCCGACATGTTGTCCGAGTGGGACGCTGTCACAGCTGTCATGGACAGGGACAAGGTTGATGATGGTGAGGGCGACGGACTTAGCATTCCGTTCGACGATGTCGAGTTCGCCAAACAGCAATTGGAAAAGGCACGGTTCGAGGAAGAGGCTGAAGAACGCCGCCTACGTGACGAAGCCGAACATAAAGAGCGCCAGCGCAAAACTCAGTACCAGTCCGATCCTATGTCTGGCCTGTTCTAACTGTGCTATAATACTTTGTCATTAATGACTATGGAGCCTTAAAATGCCATTAACACTTGTTGTTACCAAGGCGGAACGTGATCTGATTGATACGGTCTGGCCGGATAAATCGCCAGAGCGTCCTTCCAATGAGGGGCTTCTGACGACCTTCTCTCCACAGAACGGCGCGGATATCCTCGCTGACCTCAAGGCATACGATCTTGTGGACCCTGATGACGACCGCGCTCGGAAACGCCTCTCCGACCGTGTGATCGATCTTTGCGGTCCCGGTGTACTGTTCGAGAAGCCAGTAGACAATCAACCGGACATGTTCGATAACGAAACCTCAGTTAGCAAAGAGGTTGACTGACATCGACATTCACTGCGCCCTCCTTTGCTGACTCAAACAGGCGCAGTAAGGCCAGGTCTTCGGACCTGGCCTTTTTTCTTGCCTAACGGTCAGGCTCTTTCCCAACCAAAAAACTATTGCTGGCGTTTATAGTCATTGTTAGGTTGTTTTCGAGCGGTAAAGCTCACTGCAACCACAACCGGAGGACTACACAATGACCCAGAAGAAAACCACGCCCGCAAAGACCAGCAAGCCGAAAGCATCGACTGTGAAGGCGCAGAACAAGAACACCCCTGCACCGCGCGCTTCCAAGCCGAAGAAGGAAGAAACCGTCGATGACATGGCCGAACTCGAAGCGCTGCTCGCGGCAGACAATGACCTTGCCGAAACAGAGAGCAAGACCGAAGACGATGACAGCGGCGCGCTGATTGTCGGAGAAGCGGTCAAAGCAGACGTCAACAAGGACGAAATCTACGCCAAGCAGAAAGCGGACAAGGCGAAAGGCAAAACCTCTTCGCGCAAAGCTCGCGCAAAGCCGACCGGTGATGCACCGAAGCGTACACGCGCCTCTCGCACCTTGACCGCTGCAATGCTGACGAGCCTGCATGACGATCCGCAGACCATGCTGGACAATATCGAGAACCTGCCGAAGAAGGTACGGGACAAAGCTCGTAACGCGCTCCATGCAGCCGCCAGCGGTGGTCATGCGTCGGTCTACACGCAGAAGGCGATCAAGATGATGCAGTCGGCTACCGGTGGTGTCGTCACGTCGAAGGATCTGAAAGCCCAATTCGAGCAGG